TAACTTAAGGAATATGGATCCCTAATATATCCAGGACGAATAGATCCTTGTTCAGAACGCTGTGGCACCTCTCCAAGTTCGGTGGAATCAGCCTTATCCGGGTGGACAAGCTCATCATCGGCCATAGAGATAAAGGCTTCGGTGGATTCGAAGTAGGGGCGCTCTTCATCAATAAAATTAGAAATATTTATCAATGCCAGCTTGGGTGTGCTGAGATTTTCAGCACTAGTTTCCTCCATGAGTGCCTCGAAAGCACCATAAAAAGCCCCCCCTTGAATAGAATCAGCTATAACAAGGCCTTTTTTGCGTAAGTGGGCAAACAATCTGTTCTGGGCACCATACACCAAGTCGTTCATGGTCTCTTTAGGGAAGGCCGTGATTTTATTGTTCTTAGTAGAAAGGACAATATCGATATCCCCGTGATCAAAAATCATTAAATCGCCGTTCATGCTTTTGCGCACATCTAATTCTAAACGAACAGTGGCTTCGGGCGAATCTCCCTTTCCAATTCTAACTGTGATTGCCATCTGAATAGATTTCCTTTACGAGACTTTGAGTTTTTAAAATGGTTAAGAGCACTTCATCATCCACCGGCGCATTAGAGAACTCGCTAAGGCGTCCTATGATCTCTTCAGTTTTCTGGAGCATGTCTTTGTCATTCTTGATATCCTCCACCGTTCGGGCGCCCTCCAATTGAGTCTTTAAGCGCGCGATTTCTTCATTTAAGAATATCTTCAATTCGAGAGCGTTGTCGGCGAACGAAGAAATATAATAAGTTAAGAGTTCCTTTTGTTCGGCTAGCAAATCTTTATCGTATTTATTATTAAACTTTTGAGTAAAAGCACGCACCACTACATGGTCTATTTCTGACTGGTTATCGCGGACAACCGACGCATTCATCATGTTCTTAACGATTTCATTTTCTAATATAACTTGATGTTTGGGAGAGATCTTATCGGAGAAAATTTGTGCTATGGAAGCCAAAGATTTATAATTAGGAACAAAGTTGCCAAAGACTCTGGGTTCTAATTCTTTATTGATGTCCCGGATGAGTTCGCTTTGTTCGCCGAAGAGACCTTCAGCGTCTAATAGTCGATTGGCCATTTTGGCTTCTCTTAAAATCTTTTCCGATGTTTCCTTGTCCAAGCTTTGATTTTCATACAGAGAACGATGACACTCTAAGTCATGTCTTAAAAGGCTTCCCTCTTTAAAGTGTTTCTTGATAATTCTCACGGCTGTGTTACAGCGTGCAGTGTCTTTCTTCAGCATTGCTACTGTCGCTTCTCTAACCAGAGCTTCATAAACAAAGGCCGAATTACGTTTTTTATTATGTCGTGTCTTCATGTGTTTGCTCCGTAGGGGTTTCACTCTTTTGTTCTAATTCCATAATTAGTTTACGCGTAGATTCATTTATTTGGAATAGCTGATTTTCTTCTAACAACTCTCCTGTTTTATAAATAGGTTCTTCTTCTTCATAAATACCTGTTGATGCGCCGCCCATTTTTACCAATGATTGCAGGTCGCCCATTCCAGGGGTAATATTCCGAGCGGATGAACCTCCCTTTTCCCGATTATATTTAGCGGCATTAGAGCGCGTTCTGGCGCCGGCGGGCCGTTGATCGACCTTCTTAGGATAATAGACTTTGCCTTTAGCCCCAGGTGTAAGACGTGGTTCATTTCGAGATCCAGGGGGAACTGCCAGAAGGGCGGTGTCTTCGGCGCCTTCGTCGCCACCCGCTTCTGCTGCGGGCATCTCTTCGGGCCCTCCACCCAAGTCTCCTCCAAGGTCGCCTCCAAGGTCTCCTCCAAGATCACCCCCAAGGTCTCCTCCCATGTCGCCACCACCCATGCCCCCTTCTGCAGCGGCTGCTTCTGCCACTTGTTGAAGTGCTGCATCGTGCTTCCGATCATAATACATTTCGCGTTGGTTGCGAATGAAGTCTTCGTGAGACATCCCAAAGATGTGTTCAGTAACCCAGCGGCGAGAGAAGAAGCCTTCTGTAGCGGCTCCCGCGATATCGAACTTCTGCTTCCACGTTTCGATTTCTTGAAGCTCTGCGATCTTCGAGGGGTTGTTGAGGGTTAAGCTGAAGCTTAATAAGTCGTCCCCTCTGAAACCTAGGGTATAGAGATGGATGATTCCAATCTTTGTAAGTTCTGCGATGATGACTCGTTGTAGTCTCTGGATGGTTCTTGCAAACCGCATGTCTTTCTGGGCCAGAGTGGTTTTATCTTCTTCTCCTCCCTCTCCCATCGTTAAGTAGGATTGAGGAATCTTGAGTGCGGAGAAAAGCTTGTCACGTAAATACTTGATATCATCAATCTGGGTAATGTTTTGTGCGCCGGCGAGCGACGTAATGTCTGTTGCGGAACCGGGACGAATAGGAATGAAGTAATCTTCCTCGATGCTCATAGGATTGTAGCGCAAGTCGACTTGTCCTGTGGAGGGATCCACAATTGTGTGTCGCTTAAGGTTACTTACAATCTTTTGCATGTACTGCTCTACGTCTTGTGGGGGAATGCCACCAACGTCAATCTTAAAGACGCGTCGTTCAGACGAACGGATAACACGGTATGCCATCATGGCGTCTTCCATAAGCACTAGCTGCCTCCAGATGCGTCGTGCTGGTTCCAAAATTGATGTACCATATGGAGAATACTTATCATTTCCTAGGACTCTGAAGTGGGCAATTTGCCAGTTCTCAAAAGTCATGCCGGCAGAGTTCCACTGATATTGAACGTAGTTAGGATTGGTAGAGTCTTGTCCTTCGAGCCTTTCAATTTCTTGAGAGGGAAGGGCGATGACCGACTGGACGCCATATTTTTCATCTACGTCTAGGTAGAGAAAGAAGTCGCCATACTTGCACATGGTGCGCGCCCAGCCAAAAAGGTTATACTTGAGATTAAGTATGCTATCAAAGAGGACACCGAGCACAGCTTCAATTTCTTCATTGGGGCAGCGAATGTTTAACATGGGTCGTAATTCAGAATAGGTGGTCATCTCATCTGCGTAGATGTCTAGAGTGGATGCAATCTCCGGCATGTACTCCATCTGGTCAAAATCAACATAGCGCTCAGAACGGCGCTGGTTTGCGATTGCGTTTGCGCCCAACTCGTTGAGCGGGTTGTGCATCGTCTTTTTAAACTGTTGTCCCGACGCTGACTTGAATCTAGATGAAAACTTATCTAGATGTTGGCGTCTAATTCTGCGTCCGGACTGCGAACGGTAACTAACAATAGGGCCTGAGAAAAGTCGGGTTAGAGCTTTAAACAGGGTGGTGTTACTATTAGCGGGGTTTTTCTTGGGGTCTGCCATTTATAATCTCACTTGATAATCCATTTGTATTGGGCATAAAGTTTTTCTGCTTCGCTCATTTTATCAAAAACGTTATCCTTCTTGTATCCATGCTGCCCACTAATGCGTGTGTTCATGGTTGTCTTGGTGGTGATGATGGCATCTACAAAAGCTTTTTGATAGTTCAGATCACGAGCGTTTGCTTGAATAGCCGTGTCGCGCACCCAACAACCAATCGCCAAGGCCATAATTAAATCATCATTATAACCTTTCATGGCTTGGGGTTTGCCATTTTTCCAAATAAAAGTTTTCATTTCATTAACCAGACGCGATGAATACACTTTAATTAGTTTATTTCTTATAAACTCTTCTAATTTTGCAACTATTAGGGGTCGCGTTTTCATTGTGGTGGTGAAGCCGGCGATAGCAGAAGAGCGAATTTCTGCTTGGTGTTGCTCAATGTATTCATGAGTAGACTTAATAGAGTAATATAGATTAGGATAACCGTATTCTGTGAGTTTGTCAAGTACTGTATAGCCAATATTATTATTTTCTACTACCATCATGGCATTTCCGAACTCTCGGCCGACTTGATTGAGCATGTTGGCATATAAGTCTGGTGTTAGTTTTCCTTGGTACTCTCCGATGATTTCTAGGGTCTCCAATTTAATAATATGAAAAGTAGAAAAGTCAGCACCATCGCCGCGGGAGACATCCACCACCATTAAATAATTGCAGGTTGGATCAAACTCTTCCCAAATCCAAAAATTACGATCAAAACCAGTACGATGTAGAGGCTCTCTAACTCCGGACAACAACCACTCCATGCAGTCGGGGTCAATCACAGTTTCACCTGACGTGTTGAAGTTGCATTGGAGTTCTTGGGCAATTTGCCGGCGTGACATGTTTTTGGTTTCTTTTTGATACCACACGTCATCTCGTTCGGGGTGTACATCCCATGGAAGCGTTGTAAGATTAAAGTTGTTGGCGCCGGCCGCGGCATCGATACAGGTCTTGTGAAACCAATTTCCTACTCCGTTAGGGGTTGACAACGCAATACATCGACCACCAGTCGAGAGGGTGGGGTATAGACCGGTCCATAGTTCTTCTAGGTTTTCAATGTGGGCAGCCTCGTCTAACACCAACAGCGACAGGGCTTCCGAACGACCAGCATCCCCAGAGGTAGAAGCTGCTTTGATTGAGGAACCATTAGAGAGTTCAAAGGAAGTACGATTATCTACACTGATAGTGGAAATCTTTATCCAATCTGGAAGCTGGCGCATGATACCCTTCACTTTCTTTACGAGGTTTCCGGCCGTCGCAAACTTAGTGGCCATAACCAAGATAGCCTTATCGCGGTGGAACAGCATCATCCACACAACGTAGCCAGCGGTGATAGTTGAAATGCCAAGCTGTCGGGCTTTCAAAATGACGTTAAAGCGGTAATCATTAAAATCAGTCAGAAGTTCATCTTGGAAATCATATGTATCAAACAAAATGAGGCCATGCATCGGATGGGAGATGCGCGCATATGTTTTAAGAAAGTAAGACGGATCTTTCCCGCATTTCAATATCTCTTGGACTTGTTGCTTCTTGTCTAATTGAAAGCTCATTCATCATCTGCAAGTTCTATTTCGACTTCCTCTTCGTCTTCAACGTCATCGCTCACGCCGCCACTTATATCAACGTTGAGTCCAGCAGCAGTCATTACGTCGTGGAGATCCGCGAGTACTCGGTTAGCCTTTCCTTCAAGATCTTCGCCTTCATCTTCGTAATCAAGTTCGCCGGGATGTGTGTGAGATTCATCTCCCTTGTGTCCTGTATAATCTTCTTCGCCGGGTCGAGTGCGAGACTTTTCATCCTTGCCCATTCCCCAATCTTTGTCATGAGCCTCGTTGGTTGCGTGAGCAACTTCTTCCATAATAATCTCTTTAAGTCGTGCAATTGAAATCTTCATGAATCTTTTTTCCTTGTATCGTTACTGGGGCGCTTGCCTTTCCAATCGCCTAAATCTAAAAATTCTTGCCAAGTCCTTTCTACTCTATTACGAGAGGGTGCTTCGATATGCATCTCGTCATCCAGGCCGCCTACTTTGTAGTGTTGTTTCGCTTGAACCCACGTCCGGACTCGGGAAGAGTTTTGAACAAGTACGTCGATTTCACCCTCGGTTGTTAAGGTGACTGAATCGCCTGTAATCTTTTTATATTCTTTCTTCAACCAACCGGCGATGTCGGCGATGCGTTGTTCCATTTCCGTCTCAAAGCCAGAAGCGTATACTTCTTTTAGTTGAATCTCGGATTGATAACTTAAGCACATCATGTTGCCATAAAACTTTACATTAAAGCCGTCCATTACGCGCTGGTCGATAAGGGCATCTCCCTCTTCTCGACGCAGGATTCCGGGTTTAGCGGGTTCATAGTCTTCACCCAGAGCGCCATCATATGCATTAGCGGCGGCTTGCGCTAAGCCTTGTACAATTTCATAAATACTTGCCATTATTTCTGTGTTCCTTGTGTAGCGGCTTCGGGGGCTGCCTGTTGTTGTTTGGGGACCAGTTGACGTTGGAGGAGTTGAACCACGCGTTGGAGGAGTGCTTTGCTAGCATTAATGTCCACGCCGGGTACTTTTGCCAAGTTCAACAAAAACTGGTCGACCTGATCTATAATTCCCTGCTCTTGTGGGGTTAATTCTCCCGTTACATCTTGGCGGCCTTCCTTGCCTGCACGGACAAAGCTAGAAGCGCTCATACTTTTTTGTGTTAACCGAGCGGGCTCTTCTTGTTCTGCTAGCAGTTGCACAATCATTTCCTTCAAGTCAGCTTTAGTTATCCTCATTTGGTCTCCAGCCTTTTTCCCATCTTTCTTCTCTGCCTTCTACGTATCGATCATAACAACTATAGCAACAATCAAATTTGAGAAGACAAACATCGTCTGTCGCTTTTCTAGCGAGAGAAGAACAAACAGGACAATGCCGTAAAGAATCTCTATTAAATAGTTTCTTTGCAACCTTTATACCATTTACATCTATTTTCTCTTGGAAGGCTTCGTGCTTGGTATTCTTCTTATATAATTCCCGCATCTGTTCGAGGTATTCTTTTTCTTTGGTCTCGTCCCAATTTGCGCGGGGGTTTTGAACAGTCTCGCTTCCGTACTTCTTAGCAATGGCTTGTTCGATAGCGGCGATTTTGTCAAAATCTTTTTCACTCATTGAACACTCGGTAAGCCCCATAGGTAACAACTGCACCCACCACTACTCCACCTGCGCCCCACAGCCATCCATTGCTCGGAGACTGGCGTAGTAGGGATGCCTGGAGTTCTTCAATTTCTTGATCTTTCTGAAAGATTATCAGTGTCATTTCCTCGTGCAGAGCCGTATATTGAATCTCCCAATTGCGAAGCTGTAACTCATAGTTTGCGGCTTCAACTGAAAGCTCATATTCAATTCGTGCTTGGCATGCAAGGTTGGCGGTTGATTGGCGAGCCATGATTTCGGACAATGCCGGCACGTCAAAAAGCACACCCTCAAACGGGGCACACTGTTGGTGCCCCAGAAAGGTAAACTGGCCTGTGTCGGCTGCTTGAGCGGGCCCGGCCAACGTTAATAATAGACTAAGGAACATAATCAAATCCGTACATTAACATTATTGTCTCCGCTAGTTCTTCGGGGTCTTGAGAGAATTGTCTTCCGTATTCCTCTCTTCGACTCTCGATCACTTCTAGCAGTTCTTCTTGGCTCTCTCGATAGTCTCGTTCTACTTGATCTAAGGTATCTTTGTAGACCTGTAGCGAGTCTTCCATATCAGCTAGTTGCTGCTTGTGAATTTCTTGCAGGCCTGCGATTTGTGCCTGTAGGGACTGTTCGGATGCTTCGTATGCTGCTTGCATCTGCTTATGGTCATAGCGCATCTTTCCCATCACCACCAGGGACAAGACAGCGATTAAAATGCCTTTCCAATTCTTAAGTAGGAATTGCACTACTAACTGTTGCGTGGTCACTTGAGGCCCTTCAGTCTCTCCACCACATCTACGACCCCTTGTGTGCCGATAAAGATGCTCGAAATAATAACCCAGTCAGCGCTGGCTAGATAGCCGCCGAACGCTAACGCAGACGCAGTAAGCCACACTAGAAGCTTACGTGATGTTAACTTCATCAACCAAGTGTCGATGAATCCACTTTGCTCTTCCATGTTCTCTCCTACAGCAACCAGTGAGCAACGAGTACGCCGTCGAGCCATACTAGAGCTACGAGCAGCCACCAGCTACGGCGCCGAGCGCCATCGGTAATTTCGTGCCAGACGGACCAGCCGGTATCTAAAACTGCTCTGGCGACATTGCCGGCTGCAGTGACAACACTGTCCCATACTTGTGTTAATAAACTCATTTTACTTTCCTCTCTTTGTTTGTGATTCTTTCATCGGGCCATGACACATTTCTTCTGCTTCTGCTTTTGATAAGCCCTTTTTTCTTTCACTATCCGGTAAATTTGCTTGCGCGCACATATAGGCACGCTGTTTTTCTGAATGGACTTCGGCTAAATACTTGTCTATCTCTTCTTCAATGTATTTTTGGAGTGGACCTTCGGCCATGCGTTTCTGTGGCGCAGGATCAAGCCTTCCTTGCCCAAGGCCTCTAAGCTCTTTAGCCATCACTTCTACATCATCCAATGTAAAATCATGCTTATGCATTAGTTGAACCAACAAAGCTTCTACTTCATAAGAGAGTCCACGCGTAAAATAACGGATGGCACTTAACTCTGCGTTGGTAACTTCTGACAACCCCATTTTTTTCATGGCCTTCTTGAGGAACGAAAGCTTGCCGCCCGGCTCTTTCATCGGCTCCGTTTCAGAAGCCATGGCATTGTTGTAGAGTTGCCATGCAACGATATCAATTTCGTCAGGACCAACCTTAACATTAAAACTGGCTAGGAGCTTGATGGCTTCACGACGATACTCACGCGGTGGGCGTTGCTTGACTGGTTCCGCATCTTTAGCAGCCTGCCATTCGCCGGGACCGCCGCCAGGAAAAACAGTGTCCGCCTCAATATCGCCCGGCTCTCCGGTGGGTTCTTCATATTCATCTTCTGCCTGTGCAGCTAAAGACCTGTGAGGATCTAAAGCTTCCTCTAGTTCTTCCTTGATGATATTCATTAATGTGGCGTAGGTAATTTTCATTTTAAGAGCCCGGCTTTCCAATGCTGACATCAGCTGCTCGTCGACTGCCGCGGCCTAACACTCGTTGCGCCACGCCGATTGAGGCGGGATCATTGCCGGTCAATGCGGCAGTCAAATAATCAATACTTAAATCGATGAGTCCCAATGCTTCGACGACATCTTCCAGTAATTCTTCAATCTTTGCGGTAGAAACCATTTCTTGTTCTGCTAGTACCTGAGCCAGTTGAGCCCGTGCGTACTTTTCTAAGAGAACGTTTTTAAGTTCCTGGGTTGCCATTTCTGTCAATTTTGCTTCATTAATTACCATGGGCACTCTTCTCCTAATTTAACGGGCGGGTGTGGTTGATGCGGGATTCCAATGCGTTCCATCTCATTCAACCTTTCATGTGTTCTGTGATGTCCACAACACGCGACTGCTAAAGCAAGCAATGCTAGCCCAAGAGCCAGCACATCCAATCGACATAATTTTAAGAGCTTTTGTTTCATTGTAATCCTGCCCATATTAATACTATAATTAGTGCAATGATTGTTCCAAATGCTACACCCGAACCAAGAATGTCGGTCCACTTAATTCCGCGCCATTCGAGCCAGTGATTTAGTTTATTCCAAAGTTTCATTAATAGTCTCTCGTCGTAAGATCTTGTGCAGCCTGACCAGGAGACAATCCAAGGAGCCACATATCATAAAGATTAATATCAGAGGGCATCTTATCTGCTGTTATACTTTCTCCTGTAATCTGTTCGATGTGTCCGTCGATGCGGGAGACCCATTGAGCAAACTCACCAAGGCTGCGATTCATATTAGTTTTCTGACTCTTCTCGTGAGCATCACCGTACCTATCTGGAAATGGTCCTGAAGCGCCGCCATATGCTTCTTCAAGCTCTTCTTTAATAATCTGTTTAAGTTGGGATTTGGATAGTTTCATTTACACTGCTCCCCATAAATACCAGCCTAGACCCACGCCAATCGCGAACGAGGCGCCTTTAGCGGCGGCGAATAAAACGTAATCTTCTAGCGTGCCTCTTAACAACATAAGCTGTGTGGCTCTTTCCCACGTCATTCTCATTAAATCTCTCGGGCTCATTTGTTATTTTCCTTTGGGTAGCCCATTCATACATAGTATGGCAACGAGCCCAGGTACGTTATCATTAATGTAAACGCCTGAAAAAAGTGTCTCGGTTCTTCCGCCGACATATCCAATCGCAGCATCCATGTGCTTGCTGATTTCTGGATCGTTTGCCATTGCAGACGAAACAACCAGAAGCAGTGCGCCTGTCTTTGGCTTTCCTTTCGCCGGGGGGCACGGTGAACGCTTCATGCAATTCTGAAGAATCATCGAACCCAGGTTGGGAGTGGCAGGATCCTTAACCATTGTCGAACCAATAAACATTCTTTGTGGCGTTCGCAAACATCTTTCGAGATCTTTTGAATCAAAAGATTGAATCGGTGACTTATCTGAAGATAGCTTTAATACTTGTGTCCACAGCTTTGCGAATGCGGTATTGGCTGCGGGAAACAATCCAAGCATTCCAACTTTGCCGCGGAGCAACTTAACTTGACGCTCGTTATCTAATACAACGTGCGTGTGCTCTGAAACATCATTAAGGAGTGCGAGCGCATTTCTGCTAATTGTCGGGTTCAAGCATTCTTGTGCGGTCGGCCAAGAGGTGAGATACACAACTTCCCCTTCGGCTTGAACAGATTTCAGATATCGTTCAAACACGCCGTGTAGGGAAGCGACGGCAGAACCAGTTCCACCGCCGCCCCCAGCGCAAACGAACAGCCAGTCAACTTTGCCTAATTTTGTGCGGAGGGCATCTTCTACGACCGTACTGTTTGCATCAAACACAGCTTTTCCTAAATTCACATCTTTTCCAATGCCATCGGCATCGGGAATCAAAACCACATGCTTATCATCCACATCGCTAGGAACATCTTTAGCAGTGGTATTGACAAGCAAAGTCCTATTGTAACCAAGATCGAGAAAGGCTTTGGCCATCTTGCCCCCACCTCCCCCTACGCCAATAACTGCGCAGTTCAGCGATGCGGGAACAGTGTTCTCCGGAAGCAAGTTCTCGTGTGTTACTTCTTCATCGTCACCATAATGATCGACGAAATCAAAATCGTCAGTTGTGGTGGTTGTGGGGGTGTCGAGAGCAGGCGGGTTTACTTCGCTAGCTGTCTCGGCAAAATCAAAATCGTCAGGGTTGCTCATTTAAATCTCCATTTTACTGATTAACTTTTGCGTAACCTTTTTTCTTTTCTATTACAATCTGCATATCAACACAATCCTTCAGAGAGTCCAAATGCGAGATCAATAGAACATTCTTAAAATATACCTTAATTAGTTCCAAGATCCTAATAAAACCCTCCATATTTTCTTCGTCCAATGCGGTGCCCGGCTCATCGAGGATAAACAAGTCCGACTTTGGAAGCGAAGAAACACTCAATAAGGCCAACCGAATGGCCATAGCGCCCATTGTTTTTTCGGCGCCTGACGCCATTTCAATGGGTCTTTCGTCGTGTTTGGGGTGCTTAATAAATATGTCAAGTTTGTTACCACCTGTCTCGAAAAATACTTCGAACTCAACAATGTTGGCAAGAACTTTTGCAATCTCTTGATTAATCACTGGAATCTTTTTCTTAATAATATCGTAAGCAATTCCGTTCGGGTGCATGCATTGCATCAGCATATCATATGCAGCGTAGTCGTTCTGTAAGTCTTTATACTCTTGCTCCTGGTTCTGCAGAGAGGTCACCTTTTCTTCATAAGAACCGATCTGTTTCACAAGCTCTAGGGTCTCTTCATCACAGTCCTGAATTTTATTCTTTTTGGTCTCGATCTTATTCTCATAAGTCTTGTGATCGTTAATCAATTTTTCTAGTCCATCAATAACCTTTTTGTTTTGCTTGTACTCTTTCACCTTGGCCTTTGTCTCGGCCAACTCTAAATCTGTGGAGGCTTTTGTGCTTTTGTTGCGCTCGCACTCTAACAATAGTTCGGCCACTTCAGTCTTTAGTTCTTGAATCAACTCTTGCATCAGACGATATTCTTCAATCTTCTCTGCATTCTCAGGGGGATCTAATTTCTCTAAGCGTTGCAACGCGACGTGAAGGTCTTCCTCGATACCCGGCTTATTGGCAACATCGATATAGGCATCTTTAATAAAATGACAAGAAGGGTACTGATCGCCACAAGGGATGCTTTTAAGAAGCTGTTCCTTTTTGGTAATCTTTCTTAGTTCATCTCGAAGGTTTGCAATGCTGTGGTCTAGCACATCAATCTCTGCTTTGTCTTCAGTTAGTTGGCTCAAATCTATAAGTTCTAGAAGACCTTCAGATATCTCAATCTTCTGTCGTTTAAGATCGATATCTGTTTCTTGAATAGCAATCTTTTCTTGCAACATCTTGGAAAGATTTTCTTTCTCTTTTTGTGCACTCAGGGTTTTACTAATATCCACAAGCTTACCAGGGATAGAATTAATTTTATCATCAAGACGGCGCGCGCCTTCATTCAAAATCTTTAGCTCTTTGCGATACTTTTCACATGTTGCTTGATTTGTCTGCGCTTCTAATCGCAAGCCTTCAAGATTTAAAGAAAGATCGTTTAGCTCTGTGCTATAATCTCGATTTTCATATTTCTTAAGAAGTGCTTTCGCTTCCACAGAGTCATCTTTGGCCATCTTAAACTTCTGTTCAAACAACTCCAAGTCCAAAAACTTAGCAATGATTTCCTTGCGACGGGTCGAACCCTCATCAATAAAGCCCAATGCGCCGTGCTGGCTGGCCAGTGAGGACACCAGAAAATCATCCATGGACCCGAAGTGCTTTCGAATATTTGCGTCGGTCTGATTGCGTGTGGTGCCATTTAAGGATGTGGTTTCATCTGTAACAGGATCGTAAACTTCAAAGTTCAAATCCGTTTTGGCCTCCAAAGTCTCGACTCCCTTTAAGCGCTTTGTGTATTTTTCAGAAATGCGCTCGATTGTATATTTCTTGTGACCGATCTCGATTTCTAATTTACCCTTGCACGATTCTTGATGTTGATTAATAACGTTAAGGTTTTTGCGCTCGTTCTTGCTGGTCGTATTAAACAGCGTGTAGAGAGCCGCGTCTATAATGCTGGACTTGCCGGAGAAGTTCTTTCCGAAAACTCCGACGATTCCATTTAGCTTTTCAAAGTCAATAGAGTTATCCGTACCATAGTTGAAAAGATTATCCCATTCAAAGGATTTGATCTTCCAGTTTACGTTCCGAGAAATCTCTTCTCCATCCTCAATGATTTTGTTGTATTTGCGATTAAGAGCAAACACTCTCTCCAACGTCTCCGAATCTGACTGATAATCAGAAAGAAACTCATCGATTAGCTCTTCTTGAACCTTAATATCTCGCAGGTTTTCTGTCTTAATACCATCTGTGAGATCTTCAACGCTACCTCGAATTCCTTCGGCGCGGTTAAGAAACACAATACTCTCGGGTTTAAATCGATGTTTGGCAATATCCATTGCTCGTCGCATAGTATTAAGCGGAAGGTTGTTGACACTCACCAAGCGCAAGCGGGCGCCCATGGGCACCTGAATCTTGCGGGGCATTCGTCCTTTTAGTGTGAGAGGAATCGTAAAGAATGGCTTGGGGTTTTTAAAGACCAATGGCTCAATGTTCCATTCGTCTTTAGAGTCAATCTCCCAAATCAACATACCTTTATCGTTGCTCTCGCCATGGTTTTGTTGCACAGTCGAGCCGCAATACCAAATGCGTCCTTCCTCGTCAAGATACTGACGACGATGAATGTCGCCAAGCATGGCGAAGTCAAACTCATCAAAGATAGAAAGGTCGTCTTCACCGAAACTCATTGTCCAGTTTGTATCAGTTTTACAATTGGAGATAGAGCCGTGGTAGAGCGCGATGTTAATTTTATCAGGATTGCTCGGGGGAATCCAATTATCTCTATCAAAAACAGAGAGAACGTTCAAACAGAAATCATCTGTTAGGTGCTCCTCACCAGAGTTCTTTAAGAGGTGCAGTGTCGACAAGTCAAGCGCATCGACAATCGGTGTCAGCGCGTCCTGGCGACTGCTATTCTTTAGGTTGCCGTCATGGTTTCCTAGAATGATATAGGTTGGCGCAATCTCAGCGAGACTGCGAAAAAAATCAGAACACATCTCAACAAACTCTGGTGAGATCTGTGTCTTGGTGTGGGCAATATCCCCACAGTGTATAATATAATCGACCTTCTCTTCTCGCAGTTTTGTATACAACTGTTCGAAGATGATTCGATATTCGTAATGATACTTCAGATTTTTGATGTGAGTATCACTTATATGTGCAAACTTCATGTACCCTCCGCATAGATACTCTTATAATATAACCTATTGTAAACAAGAAGTCAAGTGTTTATTCTTCGTCGCTCTCTTCTTGGTCTCTCATGCATTCTTCATGAGATTGATCCGGGTGGGCGTCTTCACATGATTCGCCTGGATGTGCGCACGGATCATATCTATCGACTACTTCCGCAATATCGGCGTAATAGCCTTCATATCGCGCTTCGTCAGATGGATAGTCTTTTTCTTCCCACTCTTCTAATAAGGTTTGAAGTTCCGCAAGAAGGTTTACTATTGTTAGTTCTGGTAGATCGGGGCCCGGCTCTATGGGCATATCATTGGCCAATTGGGCGGCTCGAAGGTCTTTGCCGGCGGCATGCGAGTAATTGCCAACATTGAACTCGTTAAGCTCTTCTTTAATGATTTGAGCTAGTTTGGATTTTGTAATCCGCATTTATGACTTTTTACGTTTCTTCGCCATCTTACGGAAAGTCTTCGCTAAGTTGTAGCGCTTGGTTCCGGGCCTGCATGTAGGGCCACCAAACTTATCACCAGTGCACACGCCCTCGGTTCCGCGCTTTTCAATATCTTTTTCGGCGCCTTGAATCCACTTCTCGTCTTCTTGCAGTCCCTCGTCGTCTAAAAGCTGTTCCAACTCTTCTTGAATAATCTGCATTAATTGTGCTTTGGTTACTTTCATCTACGATGTCCCATGTCTTGTATGACACCACCTTCTAACAAATCTTCAACCACATCGGAATCTAATTGTCCTGTAAGAGTAAATTGGCCATCGAGGATATCGACATTAAATGTACCACTGGTTCCCATGATTACAAGCGGGCCCGAAGGCTCTACAACCGCACCCCCGGCGGGGCGGGCCATGGCCTCGCTCAATTCTTCTTCAATAATCTTTCTAAGTTGTGATTTGGTTACTTTCATTGGGGGTCTCCTTATACTGCCGAGAGTAAATTCATCAATAAATAGTTGTCTCTATCGATAAATCTTGCTTTTTGTTTTCTTTCGTGAAAAACCTCTCTAGGCATGGAGCCAACATCTTCATAACCATCTACGTCGATCTTATAAAGCTCAACATCATATTTAAGAAGCGTCTGAATAATCCTGTTTTCTTTTTCTCTCGCGTCGGGATCGAGGGCGACGTAGACGGGGGTATCGTTGTAAACGATTTTGCGGATGAGATCCGAGTCAGACCGCAACGTAGATCCCAATATAGGTACGCTGTTCCCGGCAGTAATGGCATCAAAAACTCCTTCGACGATTGTTAAGTCTTCATTCCAATCAATATATAGTTCGTTGAATACGATATCTTTGGATGCTCTCGGGTTCTTATACTTGTATGAATCTCCGTTATAAGATCTCGCCATGAAATAGCTGACATCACCGTCATCGTTAAAGGACGGGATGATAATGCGATTGCGATACTCGCCACCGAAACAATAACCTATCTTCCACTTAAGAATGTCAGCTTTTGTTATACCACGAGAATGCAAATATTTGTGAGCGTAGACACCTGTGGCTGGAATTACACCGGTGAGGCTTATAAATTCTTCTGGAAGATCCAGAGCGG